TGAACTTCACCTCTGCCGAACTGACCATGCAGTTGGACGACTTCGCAGAGCGTGTCTTGAAGCCTCGTATCAGCCAGTTGGCCTCGTCCATCGACGCCGACGTGGCAAACAGCTACAAGTACATCGGTAACACCGTTGGCACTCCTGGCTCTACCCCCAGCACCTCGCTGGTTCTGCTGCAAGCCCAGCAGAAGCTCAACGAGAACGCTGCTGTGATGAGCCCGCGCTACGCAACCGTTAACCCGGCTGCCAATGCTGGCCTGGTTGAGGGCATGAAAGGTCTGTTCAACCCAACCGACACCATCAGCAAGCAGTTCAAGAACGGCATGATGGGTATGGGCGTGCTGGGCTTCGACGAAGTCAACATGTCTCAGTCGATCAAGCAGTTCACCACCGGCTCGCGCACCGCTACCGGCGGCACCCTGTCGGCTGCTGTGACTGCCGAAGGCGCAACCACCATCGCCATCACCGGCGCCGGTGCTAGCGCTACCGTCAAGATCGGCGACGTGTTTACTGTTGCTGACTGCTTCGCTGTGAACCCGCAGACCCGTGAATCCACTGGTTCGCTGTTCCAGTTCGTCGCTGCTGCTGACGTGACCCTGAACGGCTCTGGCGCTGGCAACATCACCGTGGCTCCGATGTACTCGGCCAACCACGCGCTGGCTACTGTGGACGTTCTGCCGCAGAACAGCAAGGCTGTGGTGTTTGTGGGCGCGGCTTCCAGCCAGTACGCTCAGAACTTGGTCTACCACAAGGACGCAATCACCTTTGCTACCGCCGACCTGCTCCTGCCGCAAGGTGTGGACATGGCCGCTCGCGCCGTTCACAATGGCATCAGCCTGCGCGTTGTTCGTCAGTACGACATCAACAACGACCGTATGCCTTGCCGTATTGACGTGCTGTACGGCTACAGCGTGATTCGTCCTCAGATGGGCGTTCGCCTCTGGGGCTGATCGAATGGGGCTTCGGCCCCGTTCTCGTAACTTTTTTGAAAGGACTTTATCATGGCTCTTCCTAATGGCGCAGGTGGTTATCAGGTTGGCGACGGCAACGTCGGTGAGGCGCAACTGTTTGTTCAGGGCGCTCCTACCTCCATCACCGCAGCAGCAACTATGACCGCCGACCAACTGGCAAACGGCCTGTTTGTCTTTGACGGCTCTGCCGGCAATCTGACTTTGCCCACCGTGGCAAACTTGGAGATCGCCGTGTCTAGCGCGGCCAAAGTCAACGCAGCGTTTGATTTCTTCGTCGTTAACATCGACGGCGGCACTGACGACGTGACCATCGCTACAGCCACTGGCTGGACGCTGGTTGGTACGATGCAAGTTGACAACGCCACTTCGGGCCACTTCCGTGCCCGTAAGACCGGCGACGGCACTTGGACCTGCTACCGCATCTCGTGATAGCCAGGGGGCTTCGGCCCCCTGTTTTTAAAAGGACATACCATGCCTAATACCAAGTCTGTAGGCGTTGCGTTTAGCGACCCTGAACTGACCTCCGGCACAACGATTACGGGCGCAATCATCGACAGCACGTCGAAGGTTTTGTCCAACATCGCCAACGGTCTTACCGCGTCTCAACAAGGCGCGACTATCACCACCACCGGCAACAGCGACGTTTTCATCATCGCCCCTGCGGCGGGGGTGCTGACTTCTGCTGTGTTTTCGGGTGTGGACGCGCTGGCTGCAAGCGATACCAACTACATCACGTTTTCCGTTACCAACCTTGGGACTACGGGTTCCGGCACCGCTGCTATGCTGGCGGCCACCGATGCCAATACGACCAAGACTACTGGCGGAACTGCGCTGACGGCTAACGCCGCACGCACGCTGGCTATCAACGGTACTGCTGCCAATTTGGTGGTGGCTGCCGGCGATCGTCTGCGTATCCGTGCAGCCGCAACTGGCACGCTTGCCAACACGGTGACGTTCCCCGTCTACCGTCTCAACTTTAGCGTTGCGTAATCGGGCGGGGGCTTCGGTCCCCGTTTCTACACATGGCAGCAATCTATCTCATCCATCCTGTCCACGGCGCCAAAGTCGCTACGTTGGACATAGAGGCTGAACTTGACCTTCAGAACGGTTGGTCAAGGTACAATCTTGAGCCAGTGGCTGAAGAAGCCAGCCCCGAGCCTGTGGCGCGGCGCAGCCGGCGCAATAAGGACGTTTTAATCCAAGAGGAATAGCATGGCGACCTACACCGCAGGCGAACAGATTAACCGGGCGTTGCGGCTGCTAGGTGTGCTGGCCGAGAGCGAAACGCCGACGGCCGCTATGTCTCAAGACGCCTTAATGGCGCTCAATCAGATGATCGACTCGTGGAACACCGAGCGGCTATCTGTCTTTGCCACCATCGACCAGATCGTCAACTGGCCGGTCGGCTCGATCAACGAAACCCTTGGCCCTAGCGGCTCCTTGGTGCGCCTCAATGGCACTGCCGTGCGTCCGGTCTTGGTGGACGACGCCACCTACTTCAAAGACCCCGGCACGGGCGTGTCCTACGGCATCAAGCTGATCAACCAGCAGCAGTACGACGGCATCGCGGTCAAGACCGTGACCTCGACTTATCCCCAGGTGATGTTCGTCAACAACACCTACCCGAACTTCGACATCTACATCTACCCGCGACCAACACGGCTGCTGGAGTGGCACTTCATCAGCGTGCAAGAGCTGACGCAGCCGGCGGAGTTGACCACAGACATTCTTTTTCCGCCAGGCTACCTGCGGGCTTTTACGTACAACTTGGCCTGCGAGTTTGCACCAGAGTTTGGCGTTGAGCCGTCGCCTCAAGTGCAGCGTATTGCCATGACCAGCAAGCGCAACTTGAAGCGCATCAACAACCCTGACGATGTGATGTCGATGCCGTACTCGCTGATTGCGACGCGGCAGCGGTTCAACATCTACGCCGGCAACTATTGATGAAAACGCCGATCTTAGGTTCCAGCTACGTCGCCCGCAGCGTCAATGCTGCGGACAACCGCATGGTCAACATGTACCCCGAGATCGTGCCCGAGGGCGGCAAAAGCGCCGCTTTTTTGACCCGATGCCCCGGCCTGCGCCTGTTGACTACTGCGGGCACCGGACCGATCCGGGGGTTGTGGCCGCTCAAAGAGTACCTGTACGCCGTTTCGGCCAACACCTTTTACCGGCTCACTCTGCTTAGCAACCCGACTCGCTGGCGTGTTGAGGCTTTGGGCACGGTCACTGGAACTGGCCCCGTGTCCATGTCGGATAACGGTACGCAGATTTTTATCGCCTGCAACCCCGACGGCTTCATCTACAACGCCACCACTCAAGTATTTGCCCAGATCACTGATCCAGATTTTCCTGGCGCAGTGAGAGTTGGATATCTTGACGGCTACTTCGTGTTCAACGAGCCGGATAGCCCGCGGGTGTGGGTGACATCGCTGCTTGATGGTTTGTCCGTCGATCCGCTGGACTTTGCCAGCGCCGAGGGCGACCCGGACGGCTTGGTATCGCTGATTGTTGACCACCGCGAGGCGTGGCTATTTGGCACCAACTCAATCGAAGTCTGGTACGACGCGGGCTTGCCTGACTTTCCGTTGCAGCGCATCCAAGGTGCGTTCAACGAAATTGGGTGCGAAGCCCCCTACTCGGTTGCCAAGCTCGACAACGGCCTGTTTTGGCTGGGGTCCGACGCTCGTGGCCGGGGTATCGTCTACCGATCCAACGGCTACAGCGGCCAACGGATTTCAACTCACGCCATCGAATGGCAAATCCAGCAGTACGGCAATCTGTCGGACGCTATCGGCTACACCTACCAGCAAGACGGCCATGCCTTCTACGTGCTGATTTTCCCGACTGCTCAGACCACTTGGGTTTACGACGTGGCTACCCAAGCCTGGCATGAGCGGGCCGGCTGGTCAAACGGCAACTTTGTACGGCATCGGTCTAACTGCCAAGCAGTCTTCAACAACCAGGTCATTGTCGGCGACTTTGAAAACGGCAACATTTACGCCTTCGACCTAGACGAATACGCCGATAACGGCGAAATTCAAAAGTGGCTGCGGTCGTGGCGGGCGCTGCCGCCTGGCACAAACAACCTCAAGAGGACCGCGCATCACAGCTTGCAAGTCGATTGCGAGGCGGGTGTTGGCCTTAACACGGGCCAAGGCAGCGACCCACAGATGATGCTGCGGTGGTCGGATGACGGCGGCCATACGTGGTCCAACGAGTACTGGACTTCTGTGGGCAAGGTCGGTGAATATTACCGCCGCGTCATTTGGCGACGCTTAGGCATGACGCTCAAATTACGCGACCGTGTGTATGAGATTTCGGGCACTGACCCCGTGAAACTCGCTATCATGGACGCCGAACTGATCGTATCGCCGACCAATGCCTAGCCCCCCAAACATCACGAACATACCGTCTAACCGTGTCGGGATCATTGATCCCCGCACCGGAGTGATGTCGCGTGAGTGGTATCGGTTTTTTCTAAACCTGTTCACTCTGGCAGGCGGCGGGGGCAACCAAGTATCGCTAGACGACCTGCAACTTGGCCCGCCACCCCAGCCAGACTCAGGTGCTGGCGGCACGGTAACCTCTGTGAGCATGACAGTCCCTACCGGGCTGTCGGTTTCTGGTAGCCCAATCACTACTGTTGGCACGTTAGCGGTTAGTTACACGGCCGGGTACTCTATCCCTACGACAGCCAAGCAGAGCGAATGGGACACGGCCTACTCCGAGCGTTTGCAGTGGGACGGTGGGTCTACAAAC